TAATATAATTATACTATTGATTGAATAGTATATACACTTAAAAAGTGTATAAAGAGATTAATAATAATATTATTAATCATCAATCTCTAATAGATTCGTCTTTTAGATTTAATTAAATTTATACTATTGATTGAATAGTATTTACACTTTCATGAGTGTAAAAAAGATTAATTATATTATTAAGTTAATTAATAATATTATTTAATCATCAATCTCTAAAAGATTCGTCTTTTAGATTTACTATTATAATTAACCATAGATTGAATGGTTTTTACATACAATGTAAAAAAGATTATTTAATCATCAATCTCTAGTAGATTAATCTATTAGATTATATAAAATATATAAACTATACGATACGTATAGTTTTTTACATATTATGTAAAATTAATAATAAAGTCTAAATTTTATTATCTAATAAATACCAATTTAATTTATTTAATTACTTAATATTATTTCTTATTATATTAATATTAAAAAATTTTAGATGAAGTGATTTCTATTTCATCTAGAGTTTTATTATAATTCAATATAATAAATTTTGTATTATTTTTAATATTAAAATACCAAAATAATATTGATAAAATAATAACTATTACAATATAATCTATCATTTTAATATAATAAATTATAATATATTTTTTTTAATTATTAAAAATAAAAAAAAATAGATTTTAATATTGATAAAATCAATTTTTTAAATTTTTACCGAAGCCATATCATTTAATAATTTTTAATTGTAAATTTATCAAATCTACACTTACTTTAAGTGTATTGAACTATAAAATTACCATTAAATAAATCTTAAATAATAAAAAAAATTGAAATTAAATCAGATTGGAGACAATTTAAATAAACTCGTACCTCCAGTACACATACATTTAAAATTACACTTACCTAAGTGTAAATGGAGGAGTTAAATTTAAAATTTAAAAAAAAATTTAATACTTAAATAATAGTATTAAAAAAGATTTACACTTGCTAAGTGTAAAATTTAAAAAAAAATTTAATACTTCAATAATAGTATTAAAAAAGATTTACACTTATAAAAGTGTAAGAAAAGAACATTACAAAAGTTACACTAAACAACAAAAGTGTAAACAAAAAAAATCTAAATTGTAGGACTAATCGTGAAGATACAACAAAGGTATAATAAATTTTTATTATAGCTTTGCTTTATTATTTACAAGTTAAAATTTTTTTTCATGTCTTCATTTAATTTATTAATATCAATTCCAAAATCGTTAATTAATAAATTATCCATTTCTTTTTTTATGTTACCAATATCATTTTTTGATTTTGATTTTTCTAAATTTTTCATAATATCCATCATTTTACCAATTTTGTCTAAACCATTAATTTGTTCAATACCTTTACCCTTTCCTTTTGATAAATTTTCAAATAAATTTGTAAATAAATTATTATTTGATGGGTCTTTATCATTTCCAGATGACATTCCATTTATAAAATCATTTAAATCATTACCTTTACCTTTACCCTTACCATTCATTAATCCTCCTAATAAATTATTAAATATATTTGATTCCTGATTTTCATCAGAATTATTTATTTTTTTTTTTCCACCTGGTATAACACCAAATTGATCTGCCATTTTTAATATATTGCCAATTTTCATATTTGATTCATTATTTTCATCAATATGTCCTAATTTTACATTAGCTGTAGAAAATTGTTCATCAATTATAATTTTTGTATTTTGATCTACATTTTGATTATTTTTTGGAATCATTAATGAAGTCATAATCTTATCCATACCTGGTATTTTACTAACAATTGATTGAATAATTTTATCTAATTCAATATCACCTTTATTAATTTGATCAGAATATTTTGAAGAAATTTTTTGACTTATTTCCATAATTCCTATTAAGGGATTAGTATTAGATTCACCATTTAAAATATTATCAAATGAATTAATAATATCATCAATCATTTCTGATGTTTGATTATTTGTATCTACTCCTAACATTTTTTGAAGATTTATTTTTTGATCATTTTTGTTATAATTAAAATTATTATTTTTAGAATTATTTTCATTATTTTTTACTAAATTATTTAATTGAATCATTTTTTCTGTATTTTGTGTTTCGATAGGTTTTAAAAATTCTGTAACTATGTATAAAATATGTAAATTTTTCCATATTATTTTTTTTATTGGATCAGGTTGATTATTTAATAAATTTTTTAGTGATAAATTATTGCCGAATAAACATTCAGATAAAAATAAAGTATCTGAATTTTTGTAAGAAAAAATTTTAATTTTTGATTTTATAAATAAATTAAATAATTCATCTGTAATTAACATATTAAATTGCATACCTCTATTAATTTTTTCTTGGTCATTTAACTCTTCTATTAATTTTAATTCTGATTCTATATTAATTTCAGTATCAGTAACATTAACAAATAATTGTTTAAGTTGTTGAATAAATGCATTAAAATGATTAATATATTGATCATTAAAAAAATTACTCATATAATATTTATTTAGATTAATAATCTTTAAATATTATTTAATCAAATCAATATTCATTAATATTTTCATAATTATTAATTATGTTTTTTATTTTTTCTTTGCGTTTATTAATTTCTATATATCTAATATAAAGAAGAATTAAAATTAAAGTAAATAATATTACAAATCCATAATATTCGATAACAAAATGTTTTAAAAATATTAATAATGATATTAACCAATCTTTAAATTGATCAAACCAAGTATAATTTTCATTTTCTATTTTCATATTTTCTAATTTTAATTTATTTATATAATAATTTTTTAATTTTTTTTCAACTAATTTTGGGATTTTATTATTAATCATTATAAATAGATAATATTAAATTTAAAAAAAAAAATTGAAATTATATTTAAATAATATATATGTAATATATATTAATGGATTTAGAAATATTGGATAAAAAATTAAAAAACAAAATATTTAATTTAAAAAATAAAAATCATATAAGTGAAAATGATGAATATTTATTAAATCCTGAAAATAATAGATTAACGGTTTATCCAATACAAAATGAATTAATTTGGGAATCATATAAAAAGCAACAAGCAGCATTTTGGACTGCCGAAGAAATTGATTTTTCTAAAGATTATGATGATTTTTGCAAGTTATCAGTAAATGAACAATATTTTATTAAGATGATTCTAGGATTTTTTTCATCTTCAGATACAATAATAAACATAAATTTAAGTGAAAGATTTTTAAATGATGTTAAAATAAGAGAAGCTATTATAACTTATACTTGGCAAATGATGATGGAATCAATTCACAATGAAACTTATTCGTTACAAATAGATAATATAATAAAAGATAAAGAAGAAAAAGATAAATTATTTAATGCTGTTAGAGAATTACCTTGTATAACTGAAAAAATTGGTTGGTCAATTAAATGGATTGAATCTAATGATTTGTTTCAGTATCGTTTAATTGCATTTGCAATTGTAGAAGGAATATTTTTTTCAGGTAGTTTTTGTGCAATCTTTTGGTTAAAAAAAAGAAATATAATGCCAGGATTATGTAATTCCAACGAATTAATTTCACGTGATGAAGGTATGCATTTACAGTTTGCAATATTATTATATTCAATGATCGATAATAAATTAAGTGAACATGAAGTGCATGAAATGTTTAAAGATGCAATCAGAATTGAATCCAAGTTTATATGTGAAAGTTTACCATGTGCATTATTAGGTATGAATTCAGAATTAATGAAACAATATATTCAATTTGTAGCAGACAGAATATTAGTAGACCTAGGTTATTCCAAAATTTATAATGTTACAAATCCATTTGATTTTATGGAAAGTATTTCTATAGAAGGTAAAACTAATTTCTTTGAATCTAGACCTACACAATATCAAAAAGCATCTGTTCTTAATAAATCTAGAAATACTAGTTTTATATCTAATGATGATTTTTGAGATTAAGATATTTTTCTTTATATTTAATATATTTAATTTAATAAAGGAAATTATTTATTTTTTTTTTTTTCAATGATATAATTAATGTTAATAAACTATTAACATTAATTTTGTTGTTTTCTCGAGCTCTATTTAAAAAAACATTAAGATTTCTATTTAATTGTATATATGAATTAAAATATAAGTCAGGAATAATTAATTTTTTTAATTTATTTATTATTATGGTTTTTTCAGATAATTCTAATGTATCATTTAATAATTTTTGATATATTTCATCTGATATTGAAAAAGATTTTTTCAAAAATTCTATTATAATTTTATCAAGATATATAGTATTTCTATTTAATGATAAATTTATTATTTTAAAACATTCTAAATTTTTACTAATCAAGTGTAATTGTTCTGAATCATCACGTTTAAATGAAATTAATACATAATCTATTAAAATTTCATCAATATTTTTATCAAAATATTCTAAACAATTTTTATATGATGTAGCTTTTGGTGGTGTATCTTTGGGTGTATCTTTGGGTGTAGCTTTTGGTGTAGCTTTTGGTGATATATCTTTGGGTGTAGCTTTTGGTGTAGCTTTTGGTGTTCTATCTTTTGGTGCAGATTTAGCGGTTGGTGTATCTTTGGGTAGTGTAGATGCTACTGAATTAGTTTTAGGTGATGATATACTAATTGGAGCCTGTTGTTGCAATTCAATATTATAATTAATAAATCCTAAATATATTCTTATATATGAATTAAATTCTTTAAATGTTATATTTTTATAATAAATTACATTACATAAATTAGGACGCTTTATATACCAATTATCGTTACTAGTAAGCCAACTAGTAATTAATCCTTTATTATAACAGCCTAATATGATAGTAAAAGTTTCATAATAACCATTAATATATAATAGTTGTTCAATAGGATCTAACAGCTCTTTTTTAGTTATCTTTAAATTTATTGATTTTATAATATCTTTAAATTTTTCTTCATTAATCAGTAGTTGTTCTGATGCAGTTGGTAATCTAGGTGGTAACTGTTGTTCCAAATTTTCCTGAATATTATATATAAAATTGCCAGGCCCTATTATATTAAATTGTATAAAGTTTTGAAAATTACCAAATGTTATTTCACAATTATAATACGTTTGATTCTCTTTATTACGAAAATACCAGTGACTTGACCTATCGATTATTCCTTTCTTATCATTAGGTCCTTTACGTCCAAAAAAGATTCTATAAGTTTTATTTAAACTATTAATAATTATTGGATATTCTTCATATTTGTTTTTCTTATAGTTTTGATTAATTAATTTTTTAATTTTATAAAATTTTGCTAAATTTCCTTCATCAATTAGTGCTACTTTTTTTGTAGTTGATGATGCTTCAGAAACAATTTGTTTTGTCTCATCCATTACTGATTGCAATTGTTTAGGAGTATATGATATATTTGCAGTAATTGGTTTATGATCAGATATATAATATTTATCGTTTTGAATATATGATGATATATCAATAACCATGAAAGAATTAAAATTCATAGAGGAAAATATATTATCTGATAAATATTCAAATTTATCATCACTATTGCCTTGATGACAACATGATTTTTCTTTGATATTATCAAACTTATGAATTACAAAATTACCAAGCTTATTATTTTGAAAACACTGTTCAAATAAATTATTCGTTTCAGAAATTTGCCTAGATTTGTTAAAATTAGAATAAAAATCTGCATTAAAATCTCCACAAATGATAATATCATCAAATTTTGGAGTTATTGCATTTAATGATATATTTAATGTATCAAAACAATATAAATATGATGATTGTAAGTCCGTATAATTAATATGAGGCATATGAATATTAATAAAAATAAAATTATTAATTTTTATTATTTGATAAATTCTAGAATAATTTTCAGGCGTATGGTTTTCTCTTCCAAAACTACCAAATCTTAATAACTCTGATGAATACTCTTTTTTTACAAATGTTAGCATTGAATTAATAATTTCGTGATGTTGAGACTCAAAAATTATATTAGATATAATTAAATTATTGGTTTTTATTATAGTAGAATTGGGCATATGACTAAAAATTATATTATATTTTGATTCTATATTTGTTTTGAATTCTTGACTAAAATTATCATAATCAAATTTAGAAATTTCTTGTAGAGCTATTATATCATATATATCTTGATTATTAGGTAAGATAATTTTTTCTATATTGGGAATACATATATTTTTTTGTGACTCATTTTTACAATGATTCATAAAAGATGATGCGCTCAATAATTGATAACATACATTATACGATAATATTTTTAATTCATGCATATTTATATATTATAGATAAAATAAATTTTTTAATTTATTTTTATAAATCATAAGTAGTTTAAATTTTTAATTCAGGTACTTTACATAGTGAAATTTTACAGTGATATATTTTCATTTATTAACACAAATAATGCCATAATTATTTTGTTAATAATCTAACTTTTTTATATAAAAATTGAATAAAAAATAATTAAAATATATTTTAATTTAACTATATAATAATGTTAAAAATATTTAAAAATGATATTTTAGAAAAATTGTCGTCTTTTACTAATTTAAATAATATTAATGTAGATCAAATAGCAGATAAAGTTATATCTATGGTTTATGATGATATAACACCAGATGAAATAGATAACTTAATAGCAGAAATATGTATCAATATGTCAACATTACATCCAGATTATTCATATTTAGCAGGTAAAATATTAATATTAAATTTACATAATAAAACACTGAATAATTTTACATCTAAAATGAAATATTTATCAGAGAATACAAATCAAATTTGTGAAAAATGGTTAGAATGGATATTATTAAATGAAAATGAAATTAATCAAATTATAGATTATTCACGAGATTATAATTATGATTATTTTGGTTTTAAAACTTTGGAAAAGGCATATTTATTAAAATGCAATAAAAAAATTATTGAAAGACCTCAAGATATGATTTTAAGAACTGCTATAACATTACAAATAGGAAATTTAGAATTAATAAAAAAAACATATGATTTTATGTCTCTTGGTTATTATACACATGCTACACCAACATTATTTAATTCAGGTACTAAACATATGCAACTAAGTAGTTGTTTTATTGAAAATACTGAAGTAATAACAATGACTGGTGTAAAAAAAATTATAAATGTAGAAATTAATGATGAAATTATAACTCATACAGGTCAAATTAAAAAAGTATTACAATTTCATAAAAATAAATTAAATGATAGAAAATTAATGTTATTAAAAGTTTATAATACAAAAGATATTAATGTAACTGATAATCATAGATTTTGGTCTATTTCTGATAATGATTATATTCCTAATTGGAGGGCAATAAATGAATTAAATAATACACATATGATAGCTGTTCCATCATACAAAGGAAATAGTTTAAAAAAAGAATTTAAAATTAATCAAATATTTAATAATATAAATATAGATCATAAAGTTAAAATAAACATAGATGATAAAAATATAGAATATTATTATTTAAATAATTTAGATAATAAAATTATTAATGATAATAAAAAACATTTAAATAATATAATTCAAAATAATTTATTATATTATATACTTTTTAATGATAACCTATTAATTGATAAAAATATTTCTAAATTATTTGGATTATATTTAAATTGCGGTTATAAATTAAATAAATTAGATGGTATAACGTTTATTATACCAAAAATGTATACCTTTTTAAAAAATAATTCATCTAATAAAATAATAAATTTTATTTGTGATACTATCAAAAAATATTTTTTTCTTGATGTTATAATTTATAATACTAATGATAATTATGAGTTATGTATTTATTCTATACATCTAAGTATTTTATTTGATTATATTTTTAATAGTCAAAATAATCACAATATATATTTAAATATGATCCATTGGTCAAATGAATTATTATTATATTTTAAAGAAGGTCTTGAATTCAATAATAAAAATATTTACAATAATGAATTATATCATATATTTAGATTACATGGTATTAATTATTTTTATAAAACTATTAAAGAAGATAATATTAATATAAAAATAATTGACAATATATTATATTTACGAGTATTATCTATTACTGCCAATAATTTAAACCCAGAATATGTTTATACTTTAGGAGTTGAAGATGATCATTCCTATAATGTAGAAGGATTATTATGTGAAAATTGTTTTTTGTTAGGAACAAATGATGACTTGATTGATATTTGCAAGTCTTGGAATTCTTGTTCACAAATATCTAAATGGGCAGGTGGAATAGGTATACATTTATCAAATATCAGATCAAAAAATAGTCTTATTAAAGGAACTAATGGTAATTCAAGTGGTTTAATACCTTTATTAAAAATTTATAATGATATAGCGAGATGGATTGATCAAGGTGGAAAAAGACCTGGATCCATTGCAGTATATTTAGAACCTCATCATCCAGATATTTTTGAATTTATTGAGTTAAGAAAAAATTTTGGATCAGAAAATGATAGAGCAAGAGATTTATTTTTAGCATTATGGGTATCAGATTTATTCATGAAACAAATAGATAATGATTCAGATTGGTATTTATTAAGTCCGGATGATTGTCCTAATTTAAATAATGTTTATGGAGATGAATTTGAAAAATTATATTGGAAATATGTAAATGAAAAAAAATATAGAAATGTTGTAAAAGCAAGAAAATTATGGATTCATATTTTGGATGCACAAATAGAAACGGGATTACCATATATTTGTTATAAAGATTCCATAAATAGAAAAAATAATCAAAAAAATATCGGAATAATTAAATCGTCAAATTTATGTGCAGAAATAGTAGAATATTCTGATAATGATGAATATGCTGTATGTAATTTAGCATCTATAGCATTAAAATCATATATTATCCCATTTAAAAATAATAATAATGATAAATGGATTATTTATACTAAAGATAATTGTAAATATTGTATATATGCAAAAAAATATTTAGAAAATTTAAATATTTTATTTGATGAATATAAATATACTGAGCATAATTTAATAAAATTAAAAAAAATTTTAGATATTAATATCACATATCCACAAATATTTATTGAATCAAATAATGAATTAAAACATATAGGTGGATGGAATGAATTATATAATTATACAGCAGCAACGTTTGATTATGATAAATTATATGAGGTTGCTTACTTAGCAACAGTCAATTTGAATCAAGTAATTGATATTAATTATTATCCAGTATTTGAAACAAAAAAATCTAATTTAAATCATAGACCAATTGGATTAGGTATACAAGGATTAGCTGATATATTGGTATTATTAAGAATACCTTATGATTCAGATAAAGCATTGGATATTAATTCTAAAATAATGGAAACAATATATTTAGCTTCTATGACTGCATCAAATGATATAGCAATTCAAAGAGAAATTAAAATGATAGAACTAAAAGCAGTTGAAAATTTTAATATATCTGAATTATCTGAATACTATGATAATAATTTTGATAAAAATAATATATTATATCATGAATTAAAACCACAAAAAAAAGAATTAAATAGAGATACTATTTTAGGTAGTTATTCATCTTTTGATGGATCATTATATTCAGAAGGTAAATTTCAATTTGATATGTGGGATATAAATTTTTTACATTATAATGATAAATGGAATATTTTAAGAAATAAAGTTATAAAACATGGAACCAGAAATAGTTTATTGACTGCATTAATGCCAACCGCATCAACTAGTCAAATTTTAGGAAATAATGAATGTTTTGAATTTTTTACTAATAATATTTATACAAGAAAAACACATGCTGGTGATTTTATATTAGTAAATAAATATTTAGTAAATGATTTAATTAAATTAAATTTATGGAATATAAATTTAAAAGATAAAATAATAGCAGCTAATGGATCTATACAAAATCTAGATGAAATACCTATCCAAATCAAAAATATATATAAAACTATATGGGAAATAAAACAGATTTGGGTTTTAAAAGGTGCATTGGCTAGAGCACCTTTTGTTGATCAATCACAATCTATGAATATCTTTATGGCGGAACCTGATTATCAAAGATTATCATCGTCGCATTTTTGGGGTTGGAAAAATGGATTAAAAACAGGTATATATTATTTGCGTACAAAACCATCAATTGATCCAATAAAATTTACAATAGATCCTAATTTAATGAAAACTGATACTATATGTGAAAATTGTTCAGGATAAAAAAAATAAAAAATTGAATTAAAGAATATTTATTCTAAATGTTATTATATTAATGGCTACTCATAAAAAAAAACATATTAAAAATAATAATGTATCAAAAGAATTAATATTATGTTCAAAATCAGATGGTGAATGTTATGGTCAAATTAATTCATCAATAGGAGATGCAAGATTTGAAGTAAGATTGATTTATAATAATACTTTAATAACAGCAAAAGCAAGAGGATCATTAATTCATGGGCCAAAAAAACAAATGCTCGAAAAAAATGATTATATTTTATTACAAAAAGATATTTCATCTAATGATTGTAAATATTATATCTTAAAAAAATATACTAAAGATGATGTAATTAAACTAAAAAAATCAGGAGAATTAGTAACAGTTAATAATTCTGTTAATAATAATGAAGATTTAAATAATCCGTCTATTCAATTTGAGGGTGATTTATTAATAAATAAATTAGACGATGAAATTTCTATAGACGATGATTTTATAGCAAATATTTAATTATTATATCTATTAATAAAAAAATTTATTAATTTTTGATTTAATTCATTTGATAGATATAAATCTGATGTCTCTTTTGTATTAAATCCTATTGCTTCCATATAATTAACTCTATTTATATTTAATTTATTTGAATAATTTCTAATATATTCACTGTATTTAATATCTAAGTTATTTAATTTATTTATTAATTTATTAACCAGAATTTTTGAATCTAAATCAATATTCTTTAGTTTAGTTTCTAAATACCATATACACCAAGCTAAACAAAAACCACCAAAATCTCCAGATTTTTTATTTAAATTATTATTTTCATCAGAAATACTTTGAAATCCAATTGAAGGTAAATAATCTATAGTTTTTATATAATACAAACCAGTATTCCATGTTAATTCTTCTTCTAAAACTGTGTCAATCATTGAATCTATTGCATTTATACTTCCGTATGGTTCAAATCTTTCTATTATCATTTTCTTAAAATCATAAATTAATATATTTGCATGTAATATATTATTAGAAATAATACTTAAAAATACACAACAAAAACGTTTTTTTTGAGAAATACGATTTTGATTAATTATAATATTTAAATATGGATGAATATAATATTCATTTTCAGAATAATAAGAAATTACCCATGGAAATATCGGTTCTTTAATTATAAAATCATCAGAAAATGGAAATGTTCCATCAAATGTTAAATCATTTATTAAATAAAATTTTTTATTTGGTATTAATAAATTTTTATATGTATCTTCTAAATATAAAATATAAAATCCTACATCAAAAAATGTTGATTGAAATAATGTACAATGAGAATATTTATTTATATCCATAATTATATCATTATCTAATACAATATTTTCATTTTTATTAATTCTTTTTTTACATAATTCTATCCATCTTTTATCTATATTTTTTTTATTAATAATATTATTTATTATTCTAGAATCTATTAATATATCTTCTTTTAAAACATAATTATATATATCATAATCTAATTCTATTAATAAATCAATAGGTGATATTTTTTCAATATTTAATTTATTCAATGAATTAGTATCTGCAAATTTAAATATTTGATGATCAATATTCAAATTAATATCAAAATATTTTAAATTTAAAATTTGACTATTTCTATTGAGTCTTGTATTAATCAAAGAATGAAAAATATTTTCATTGTATTTATCTGTATCTCTAAAAAAAAATTTATTAATTGTTTTTAATTTACTTAATATTTTTTCAACATAATTATTAGTATTATATATAATATCAATATTTATTGCTAGTCTTAAAGGATTATACGAATAATATGCAGTATAATAATCAATATCAATATTACGATTAATTAAATAATCAAATAAAATTTTATTATTATTATTTATAATTATTAATATTAATCCCATACCTTCATCATTTTTTATATTTAATTCTATATCTGAATAATTGCTAAAAATTTTAATTTTTTTTTCATTATCAATTTTATTATTTTTAGTAATCGAAAACAAATATTGATATTTATTTAATTCATTTTCTAATTTTAAAAATTTTATAAATAATTGTATTTCTTCATAATTTATATTTTCTAAAATATTATTTAATAAAGTTTTTTTAGTATGATTTAATATTAAATCATTCCAATCAATATTCGGATATTTTTTTAATAAAATCATAATATTTGAAAAATCTAAATAATTTACAAACGTCTCTTTATTTTTATTTCTATTATATATATAATCTGAATAATTTTCAATTAAATAATATAACATTTCTAAATTTGATTCTTTTGCTGCAATAAAAAAACAGTTCAATCCATCTGAATTTTCTATATAAACAGGAAATTTTTTTAATTTCAATCCATCTAAATTATTTAATAAAGCTAAATAATGAAAAATATAATTTTTTTTAAATATAGGTTTATTTATTGGATAATTATTTAATAATTTTAATGATTTAATATCTATAATTTGATTATAATTTACGTTCATTTAATCTATTTAGAAATAATAATATATTTTATTTATTATTATTTTTAAATATTTATTTATTCATTAGACATTGTATGCTTTATTAGTTCTGATTTATATAAAAACTAAATAAGAGTTAATATTTAATACATGTAACAGATTTTTTGCTAAATTAATCAGCATTTTTAAATACTAACCAATTAATTAAGAACCACCAGTATCTGCACAAAATTAGTTTTTATTATACTTTTATTTATAATTACCATATTTATTAAATAAATCATAATTATCAAAATGCATTATATTATTTACATTCATTTATAAATTAAATGATTTTTTAATATATATATAAAAATTAACTTTTATATAAATATATAATGTCTGAAAATAAAAACATTAATTATGGTGTATGTAGATACAAAAATATTGGTTCTACATGTTATATGAATTCTATTTTACATATATTACAACAATTGCCTTATTTTATTGAATATATTTATAATAAAAAGTTTGAAGATAATGATAATAATTTAGAAAATTCAAATAAAATGTTAATATATGAATTATATAAATTATTTAAAATTAGTTTAGATAATGATAATTCTATTATAACACCATTAGGATTTAAAAAATTTATTGGTATAAAAAATGAAATTTGGAATGATAATAATCAACAGGACTCTCATGATTTTTTAAATTTTTTATTGCAAACATTAAAAGAAGAAATACAATCAAATAATGAAATTATTTATGGAAAAAATAAAATAAAATATTTTGTTAATAATAATATATCTAATATTACAATTATTAATAATATTGTAGCAAGTATTTCTGAAATGCGACATAAATTAAATGAATATTCTTGTTTATCTATAATTTTTGATGGTATATTTGAAACAGCTAGAAAATGCGCATATTGTAATTCAATATCTAAAAAATATGAAAATTATTCAACATTATGTTTAACTATACCTAACAAATATGATAATATAACAATATATGATTGTTTAGATGAATTAACAAGTGAAGAAATACTTAGTTTTGATAATATGGTTAATTGTAATTTATGTGGATTAAAAACTCGTGCAATTAATAAATTATTACTTTGGAAAACACCAAAAATATTAATAATTCAAATTAAAAGATTTAAATATAATAATCAAAACAATACATCAGAAAAAATAACATCAAATGTTGAATATCCTATACATAATTTGGATTTAAATAAATATTTTAATAATAGTAGTCCATATAAAAATAAGAATAAATATAATTTAATAGGAATTAATATTCATTTAGGTGATTGTAGAAATGGACATTATATTTCAATAATTAAAAATAAATTAAATAATAAATGGTATTTGTATAATGATGAACATCCAATTAAAGAAATAAATTGTGAAAAAGATTTACAAGTTTCTAATGCCTATTTATTATTTTATATTTGTATATAAAAAAAAATTGAAATTTGATTTATAAATTAATTAATTGTTTATAGTAATGGTAGATACAAATTATATGTCAGAAGGTTTTAATATTAAAAATTCAGATGGTATAGAAGAAAATATTCATATACCATATAATATAAATAATATATTAGTTAATGATACAGATATTATTCAAATTTTAAATAAATATTATGTTAACATTGATAAAATAAATCATTTGAATTATTTTAGACAAGCATTCGTTCATAAATCATATTGTAAAAAAGATATTTATCCAAATAAAATTTTAGAAGATGCAAAAATGGAAATTAATAATAATAATTTATTAGAACTATTTGATGAAAGTTATGAAAGATTGGAATATTTAGGTGATCGTGTATTAAAAATTATTGTATCATTTTATCTATTTCATAGATATAATAAACAAGATGAAGGATTTATGACTAGATTACAGACAAAAATAGAAGATAAAAAAAATTTATCAGTTATGTCAAAAGAATTGGGCTTAGGTAAATATTTTATAATTAGTAAACAAATAGAACAAATGAATGGACGACAATTAGAAAAAATACATGAAGATGTATTTGAATCATTTATTGGAGCATTATTTTTATCAAATGGATTTGAACCATGTTTATTTTTAATAACTAATTTACTAGAAACATTAATTGACTATTCTGATAAATTATATTGTGATAATAATTACAAAGATCAACTATTAAGATTACATCATATAAAAAAATGGAATTCACCTAAATATACTGTAATTTATTTTGAAGGCCCTCCACATAAAAGAAAATATATTATTGGTGTTGAAAAAGAAAATTTAAATAATAATGAATTAAAATCAAATATAAATGAAACTAAATATATTAGTTATGGAATAGGAAATTCAAAAAAAGAAGGCGAACAAAATGCTTCAAAAATGGCATTAATTATACATGGTTTATTAAAAGAAGATCAATATAATTCATCAGATATATATTATCCTCCATGGAATAAAATTAATAATTCAGGTACAGAAAATTCAATAGATTTTTCTGAGTCAATAATTTCTAACGCTTTAGAGTTAGAAATTTCTTGTAACTTAGACGAATTAAAGATAGATAAAAAATCATTTGATTTTTTATCAGCTGAAAAAAATCCTGATATTTAAATTTTTTATTTACATACAAATAAAAAACGCAGAATTTTTATTTAAAAATAAAAACTTTTGATAAATAATGACAGAAATTCAAAACTTTAAAAGTTCTAAATTAATGATTGACAAAAAATCTTTAGATTTTTTGCCAACAGAAATTAATTATCAAAATAATTTTTTTTCAAAAGAAACAATTTCGGGATTAAATAAATTATTATTACAAAATTCATCTTTACAAAATTTATCACGCGATGGTAAACAAGAATTAATTAATATTTTAATTAAAAATATGAAAACTGTTTTTAAATCTATGGATACTAGTAAAATTAATAATAATAATTTTAATTCTATATTTGAACAATTTAAAAAATTTTCCATTAGTGAATCTTTAAATGAAATATCAAAATCAAATATATTTAGTTTACAACAATCAACTTCTGAATTAAAATTTGAAAGAGATTTTAATTCAAATCCAAATAATGGTAATAAATTAATGGAACGTCCGGAATCTACGAAAATTATAAATAAAAGTTTTGATTCATTTAATGACTCTTTAAAAAAAAATTCAGATCCAAATTTTTTAGCAAATGATAATAATAATTCTTATCAATTTAATATAGATCAAGCATTTCGCCCAATTGTTGAAAATGTAGATGATAATTATTTTAATAATCATTCATATGGCAAAAATTTATCAAAAGATAAAATAAATGAAATCCAACAAATTAGAAATACGGAAATTAACATTAATACACTTCCTAATTATTCAAATAAATCAATTACAGATGCACAAATTAAATTGGGTGTGATTGATCCTATTAATAATTTTGTAAATAAAGATAATCAAAAAAAAAATAATAATTCTGTTCCTGATTTTAAAAATATGGATTCGAATGAATTCAATAAAAGTTTTTCGGGACTTGCTAATGATATTGGCGAAAATTTATATGATATAAATAATATTGATAAACCATTAATTAATTGCGAAATGGTTGAAGATGATTCAAAGTTTGAAGACAGATTAAAAAAATTAAAAATGGAAAGAGATAATTTTAAACCAAATAATCAAGAAAATCAAATAGATTTTACTAGTAATACTTTTCCAAAAGATACAAATGATAATTTAGTACCACAACAACAAAAGCAACAGCATCATCAACAACAACAACAGCAACTTCATAGACCACAAATTATACAACAACAACGACAACAACAATTACAAAGTCCAATACAAGAACAACCAATAATACAACGACAACAACAATTACAAAGTCCAATACAAGAACAACCAATAATACAACGACAACAACAATTACAAAGTCAAATACAAGAACAACCAATAATACATAGACAACAACAATTACAATTACAATTACAAAGTCCAATACAAGAACAACCAATAATACAACGACAACAACAATTACAATTACAAAGTCAAATAAATGAACAACCAATAATACAACGACAACAACAATTACAAAGTCCAATACAAGAACAACCAATAATACAACGACAACAACAATTACAAAGTCAAATAAATGAACAACCAATAATACAACGACAAACAATATCATCACCACAACAACAATTAGTAAAAAAACAACATATATTAGTATCATCAAATCCACTAGAATTAAAAGATGTGCAAATTCATGATATGCAAAAAAATATTATCGAACAGAAAAATTCAACTAAAGATAATATTAAATTTAAAAAATCAGAAAATATTAATTTAAATAATTCTGATCATGAAAAAAAAAAAATATTATCACAAACACAATTAAATTCATATAATAATTCTAAATTAAATATCGGAAATAATGTTTCACATAATGATTCTAAAATAGATAATAATTCTTTAGGGGAATTAAATAATATTATAAATACATTAAAAAAAGAAAACTTAATTTTAAATAATACTATTAATTATATGAAAAAAAAAATGAATGATAATTCAAATTTAAGTGAAATTAAAGAACAACTTAATAATGAATTTAAATCATTAAAAATACAAACTAATGAATATGAGAATAAAATAAATAATTTAAACAATAAAGAATTAGAAATAATTAAAAAAGAACAAGCGCTAAATAAATTAATAAATAATTATAATTATTTATTCAATGCACAATATTTACAATTAGAAGTGACAAATTTACAAAATAAATCAAATTATATTTGGAAAATAAATAATACTTTAAATAATGTTATATCTATTAAATTATTATCTTATTCATTACCATTACCTAGATATAATATAGAAGAAAATATTAATAATTTATTTAAATTTAATATTAGCGGTATCGATATTAATGTAAATATTCCATCTGGTAAATATTTAATTGATGAATTAATTAATTACATTAATAATATAATTTTAAATAAAAATGTTAAATTAATAATTAATAATGATCAAAAATTAATATTAGAATCTTATGATGATAATGATATTATTAATATTTATCCTACACATTTATCAAAAATTAATTTTGGTTTTAACAATGATAATATAAATATTAATGAAATTATTAATGACAATGGAAATAATAAAAGAAATAGAATTATTGCTAGTCAAACTTGGGATTTAAGAATTAATGATAAAACATTTTTATATTTAAATAATATATCAGATGAAATACCTTTTGGAATTTTATTTTATAATGGTCAATCTGTAAGCCAATTTAAATTTGATTTACCATTTAATTTAGATAAACTTGAAATAAATTTTAAAGATAATTATGGTAATAATATTAATTTTTATAATTTACAACATAATTTAAGTTTTTTAATTGAAAAAATAGAATAAAATATTAACTAATTATAATATGTATTTAATAATAAAATTAGTTAATATTTTACATTTAATAATAATTATTACATCAATAGTATCAATAATAATACCAATTATTATAGTAAAAAAATATGCACTTATATTTCTTATTTTTATTTTATTTCATTATTTAACAAATAATCAAAAATGTGGATTAACAGAACTAGAATATTATTTATTAAAAAAAAAATATAATGAAGGATTTATTTTTAAATTAATCAAACCAATAATTACTATACCAGAACACTATTTTAATAAATATTTATATTTATTGCATATTTTATGGATTTTAATATTATATTATCAAATTTATGATATTAATAATGTATAACGTTCAAATAAATGTATATTACATTCATTTAAAATATTTAATATTGAATTTAAATTCATATTACGTAGTAAGTCAGCTGTATAATTGTAAATATGTTCCTGACTAAATATTTTTTTATTATTTATATGATCTGATAAGTATTGGTGACAACAAAAACAATATTGATTTTGATTTTTAAAATCATTATTTTGAATATAAGTATTATAATAATTAATACAATTATAATTATTAATATATGATAATTGTATTAAAATATGTTTATTATTTTGATCTATTAAATTACTATTATTTAATAGCAGATTTACTAAAACGCATTGAAGATCAACAGTTAATAAAACCTGTTTTTGTTTATAAGTATTAATTAGAATTTCATTAATAATTTGTTTTATTAATATAATTAAACTTGATATTAAATCTATTTCTAATATATATACACATTCATTTACTATAAATGATAAATTATTTTTGAGTGTTTTATAGGTTTTATCTATCCATTCTTTTCTCCAACTCATAATTGGATATTTATTTAATTCGGTAAATAGCATATTTATTATATTTTTAATATCAGCAGGTAATTCATTGAACCATTGATTATAACATGTATGATTTAACATTACTAAAAATCCTTTTTAAATTACAATTATAAAATCAATTTTTTTATTAAAAAAAATTGAAAAATTAATTTTTTATTGGGGTTATTTTTTAAAATCTTTTACCGTAGCCATTTTGGCTCAAGTAAGACCTTGCTTCTCTAGTATCACAAACGCGCCTTGTGATAAAGAGTCATGCCCAGGTCAAGGCAGTTTGCCAAATTGCCACCCAAGGATGCTTTGATAGCAGGCAACAAGCTTGCAAACAGTTTGTGGAACAACAAGTTTTGTTCGTCTTTTGGTTCTAAGAAAGATTCCTGTTGCGAACAGGAATCCTGTCCGACGGCGAAACCATTGTGCAAGTTCCATATGGAGAATCGTTGTGAATTCGGTGACGATTGCTGGTATTCTCACGATCTTCCAGAGTCGCAGGCCAGTGTTCCTTCATCAAAGTTCAAGACAAAAGTGTGTAAACATTTTTTGAATGGTTGGTGCAAACTCGAGGATGAGTGTCACTTTATTCATCCGGATGAAGATGATGCATCAGAGTCTGATGCTGTTGCTGCTGACGCAGTTGACGCAGATGCTTCGGATCCCGATGAAGTGGACGATGATAGTATTTGCGAAATCTTTCAGGAGCAGGGTCGATGCACTCTTCGACACTGCATGAAAATTCATCCTGATCAAATTATCTGGAACAATCCAGTTCCCGATGAAGCATCAAATGCTTCTAAGATGTCGGAAGACAATGATGCAGACGGAGATGATGTTTATGAGGTCGACAGAAATGTCATGCCAACGACTCCGTCTAAAATTTGCAAACATTGGGCAAATGGCAATTGTCTACGTGGTTCAAGCTGTAGTTTTCTGCATCCAAAAGATTTGTCCACAACAACAATGAAGTGGGTACCAAAGAATCAGCAACCTGCTGTAGCTGAATCCACAAGCGACACTCCCATCGAGCCACCGCGAAAATTGTCGTATCCGTGTTGGCATTTCTCATCCAAGGGCGTATGCAAAATGGGAGACGAGTGCAAATTTGTACACGATTCGTCAAATTGTGTTAGCAACACAAAGCCCAAGTACCCGTACCCTTGCAAACACTTCTCTACAAAGGGGTGGTGCATTCTTGAAGATGAATGCCAATTTTCGCATGAGTGCGTATCGTACGAAAATCAGTATGGTGTATCAGCATCTGAAGTTGTGATGCCACATCATCATGAGATTTCACACTACGAGGTTCAGCAACATGCGGTTCCACACTACGAGGTTCAGCAATATACTGCCCCGGTAAATGTGCAGTATTTTACGGTGATGGTACCTCATATGGTCCAAATCATCACATACGCCTGAATATATAACAGGCAAGGCTGATATATAACAGATTACTATAAAATCTGCAATCATATTATATAAATATTTATTTGACAATTCGAATGTACAGTATCGAAATCATTAGTCAAGTAATATAAAGCAATAAATGTAAATAAATTTTTATTTATTATTATTTCTTTTGCAACAATTATTTTTTAATTCTTTTAATCTAAAAAAATTGAAAAATAAACTAAATAATAGTCCCAATCCTAATTATTTTTTACCGTAGCAATTAAAACCATTTTGATTGCAAAGATTTTACTAATATGATAAATCTGTGATTTTATATTAAGTTGCACAATAATAAAAATGAATAGTGATGATTCTACTTCAGAAAACGAATCTGATGATGATTATTATCCAAAGCATGATACTCCCAATATTATAACATGGAATGAACAATACTATATCTCTGGATGTCATATTATAATAAAAAATGTAGCAATGCATAATCCATCATATGAAAAAAATGATTGGGATATTATTTTTAAACATTTAGTGTCATTATATACTAATGATGAAGAATTACAAAATGAAATGATTGAAATTATAAAAATTCAATATGGAATGTATTATAATTCTGATTTAAGAACTTTGATTACTTTTACTGAAAAAGAATTAGCTACAATATACACGGCACTAATGAAAAGTAATATCTATAAAGAAAATGTTTCTAAAACAATGTTTCCTTATATTAAATTTCCAAATGATTTAAATATGGAGAGTAGTAATCCATATCCAATAACTTTTATACCATTTATAAAAGGTGTTAACGGCACAGAGAAAGAAGCCAAGTTTGAACATAGAAAATATTCAAAAAGTGTCCATAACAATAAATTGTACAGAATTTATAGTAGTGTCTCATTAATGTCTAATTTAATTTCAAAATGGGAAAAAAATCCTAACATTAAAAAATTCAAAGAATTGAGTTCTTTATGGAATAAAGCAGCTGCAACTATTTCATCAATTCTCAAAATAGATATTCATCTTGCGAAAAAACCTAATCATTATTCTAATAGTAGTTTTATATTTATAGATTATGTTTATTCAATTAAAGAAAAAGAAGATGATGATATTGATATTGATACTGCTTTAACATCTGCTTTAAATGAATTTCATCACGAATGTTGTAATTTTAAAAGTGAATCAATCAATTTGATAGAATTTTTTAAAAAATATTATTCAAAATCTTACGGAATAATAACAAAATCAATAATGAATAATATTACAGATAAAACATATATTCATGGTACACAGTGTTTTATATCATTGAATAACAAAATGCAATGTTTAAAAATTCATATTAATTCCTTGGAGAATAAAGATTGTAAAGAAACAACAGAATCTATAAAAAATAAATCTGTTTTAATTTGGGGTCAAAAAACTATATCAAAAAAAAAATTTATAAAAAAAATTGGTCAAACTTGTTTACCATGTCCATGTAGTCACTATAAAAGAATCCAAGATAATCTGACGAATAAATATCAAATACAAAAATGCGCATGTCAGGCGATCTTTAATATTAATATTCCAGATAATATTACTAGCTTAAAAACATGGTATTCTTCATATAGTAGAACTAGAGAATATAAAAAATTCGAAAAATTATTGCAAGAAAACATGGATATATAAGCTAAGCATTACCTTGTATAATTCTAATAATTTTATTTTTTTTATTAAAATATTTTAATATAAATATTTTTAAATTTATTAAATTAAGTTTATTTATATGATTTAATAAAATTTCTTTTCTGTTAAATAAATATTTTCTTGAAATTATTTCATTTAAATATAAATTATATTTTTCATATAAATTATTTTCAGGTTCTAAAATTTTTTGTTTTACTGATAATATATATTTATCTATTTTAATATTTTTAAAATTATTTTTAACATCTAATAAAATTTTTTTATTAAATTTATTTATTTGTTTTATTATATAATTTAATGATTTAGTTGATTGAATTTTTTGATAAATATAATATTTATCTCTAAATATTGCAAAATTCATTGAAACAATATATCCTAATTGTTTTTTTGTTCTCAAAATACTAAAGAATTTATCAGAATAAATATTAATAAATAATAAAATAAGTAAATATTTTATAGGTGTAAACTCACCTATTTCAAAATTAAAAGATATACAATTATTTGTTTCTTTTTTATTAGGATGTTTTATATAACAATCTAATAATGTATTTAATGCAGGATAATCAAAATTATTAGTTACAAAATATTTATTTAATTTGTTAAAAATATTAATATTAATATCATTTTTTTTAATATTTCCAAAGATTAAACTATTTATATGTGTGCCATTTAATAAATTTTTAATATAATATTTAATATCATTATATTTTATATTTTTTAAATATTTTAATAAAATATTATCTTCATATTTATTTGAATATATATTATTATTTATCATAATATATATATATTCTGCAGGTGTTAAATATTTATTATTTTTTAAATTATCTTTTAAAATTATTAGTAAATTATTAATATATTCATGTGATAATTCATTAAAATAAGTTTCTATATTTAATATAAAATCAATAGTTTCATTTATTAATAAATATAATTTTGATATATTATTGGGTCCAGATATATTTAAATTGATTGATGAATATTCATAAGAATACCCAAAATATAAATTGTAACTTAATTCTAAAGGTTTATATAAAATAGTAGTAATTAAAAAATTTAAAATATTTACAGATATATGTGTTAATATATAATTATCTGGAGAACAAAAATATTTATTATTATTAAATTGCATAAAAATATAAACAAATGGTTCCTGATTATTTGAATATGTTCCAAACCATAAATTATTATTAATTAAATATGGTGATTCTGATATTTTTTCATCTGTAATAATTATATTTATATCTAAATAATTATTATTAATATCATAACAACATAAATTGGTTTTTTCTAATTTATTAATTTTAAATGTTATATCATTACTATTAATAATACCATAATTTGTATTATATTCACGTAAATTATAATAATTTATGTTTTTATTTATAAATTTTTTTGAACAAATTATAATTAAAGATTTAGAATTATTTATATAATTTTTAAATAAATTTAAATATTCTTCTGTTTTTTTAATTTTAGTAATTGAATATTCACTGATTATTACATTTTCTGTATTATATTTCAAATGATTTATGGATAAATCATTGCATAAAGATTCAGTATCTATTTTATTATTATAATTAAAATTTATATATAAAATTTTTTGCATATATTCTGCATATTTTTTTATATCAATATTAAAAATTTCATTTATATATGAATAAACTATTGTATTTATATAACTCAAATTTTGATAACCATATTTAGATAATGATAATAACATATTAAAAATACCTTCTTCTGATATATCTATATTAATATATTTTAAATAACCTTTTTTTTTTAATTCATAATATAATGAATTATTTGATTTATTTAATAAAAATGATTGAAGAATAATAAAATCTTTAGAATCATAAAATTGACTTAATACAGGTATTTCCCATAAATAATTTATATCATATATTTTTCTTGATGATTTTAAAAAAAAAACTTTATTGTAATTATTATTATAAAATGGTTTGTTTATTGTAAATATATATTTTTTTTTTATAGGTATATTTGTAAATGTATGATTTATCATCATTAATATATCATCAAATGATTTAGATGATGCAATACATAGAGACATATTATCAGAGGTATAATATTTATTATAAAAATCTATCATTTTTTCTCTTATATTTGGTATATTCAATGTATTATTTGATCCTGTGGTAAATGTATTTATATTAGAATCAATATTTGACAAATATAATTTAAATTGGTAATATCTATAAGCATCATTATTAATATTTTTTTTATGTTCATTATCTACTGCATTGGTTTCTCGTTTAATTCCATTTATATTAAATAATGGATCAATAAAAAATCTACTAAATATATCTAATATAATTTCAAGACCATTATCAAAAACATTAAAAAAATATGTTGTTCTTAATGCATCAGTAAATGCATTTGTATATCCACCATATTCATTTATAGTTTGCATAAAATAATTTTCATCTGGATATTTACTACTACCCATAAATAACATATGTTCTAAAAAATGAGCCAATCCTTGGCAATCTTTAGGATCATTATAATAACCAGCATTTATTGTAACAGCAACATAAGATTTAGTTAAATTTTTATCATTTATCATTATATATTTAATATTATTTTTTAGAGATGCACCCACTATATCTCTATTATCTGATATGGATTTCTTAATTTTTATCATATAAATTACATTAGATAAATATTTAAAATAATAATAATAGTTATATTAATGAAAAATATAATTTTAGATCAAACAAGATTAATTAAAAATGATTTATCTATATTATTAGATAATAAACTAAATATTTGCACTTTATTTATTAACAAAAAAAATATAATATTAATTATATAGATTTTTATAATCAATTGAATAATAATAGTTTAACAGATATAATTTCAGATTTAAATTATATTGTAATAATAGTGAAAATTTTAATTACAATATAATTTTGTTATTAGTAATGATTATTTTTTTGATAAATACATAGTTAATTCATTAGATATAAATGATATTAAATATTCAAGAGATGAATTAGTAAAAATAATTATAATGAAAAAAATGATTATATTCTAAAATATCAAAAAGATATTAAACTTATTGTCGGTGCGGATAAAATATTAAATTATATTTATGATAATAATATTAATCATTGTGTTGTTACTAATACATCTAAACATAATACACTGATATTTTCATATTAAATAAATTAAAAAATTTGGATTGTAAGAGATGATTATAATATTCCTAAACCAAATTCTGAATGTTACTTATTAGCAAAAAATACTTATTATAATAATGTAAAATATATAATTGGATTTGAAAATAGTTTAGTTGGTTATAACGCTATTAAAAATATAACTGATATAATATACTTTATTTGTCATATGAATACAAATATATATAATTAATAATTATTTGGATTTATAATATTAATTTTAATATTTTAATTACTTATATTTTTATCAATTAATAATTTATTATAAGATTTATTCCAATTTTTAAAAAATAATTTTATATCTATATTTCTATAATCAAAATTATTAATATCAGTTAACCATAAATTATCTATATGATCAAAATCATTAATTATATTATTAATTTGATTTGAAAATGAATATTTTTTAATAAATGGTGATATTAAAATATGATGATTAATTGAATTAAAATAATCATTTTTCTCTAAATTATCATTACTAATTTCATCTAACCAAATTTTTTGTTTATTATAAATTAATAAAATATTATTAATAAACACTGTTATATAGTTTAAGGAGGGTGTGTGTGAATATTTATAAAAAGTTAAATTATCAGTATGATAATTTTTCATTGATCCAAATTGAGTATAAGTAAGATGATATAATTTTTTTAAATAATCATTAACTATATTTTCATCATATTTACATGATAAATTATCTATATTTTTTTTATGCTGATAAATACTTATATGATCATAAAATTTTGAATGTAAAGTATTCAAATTATTTGTTGCTTTATCAGATAAATAATTATATATATCTTGATATGAATCTTTAGTTATATTAATAGATTTATTATATAAAATCAATCCAGTAAATTCAAATTCATAATAATCGATATTTTCTTCAATTAATTTTTCAAAATTATTAAATAATTTTTCATTTAACATATCAAAATTAAAAATTTTGATATTTTTATATAATTCAATATCATTATGATTTAATTCATTTATATATATTTTTCTTAAATCGCATTCATATAAATTTTGAAAATTTTCGCTAGATAATTGTAATCCTTTATAAATAATGAATTTTTTTAAAAATTTTAATATTTCATTAAAATCAAATTTAAACTTATCAATGAATAAATTGATTATTTGAATATTAATTTTAAAAAATCTATGCAATAAAATTTTTGTTATATTATAAATATTACTTTCATTAATTTTTTCTAAATATAAAACTAAATTATTAAAATCAATATTAATTATATTTTTTTTAATATTAATAATATTATTTTTATTAATAGACATATAATGAGTTTTTAAAAAAAACTCTAATCCCAATTCTGGTCCAATTTCATATGATGATGGTAAATGATCATTTCCAAATAAATAAAATATAAAACAAATATCCCAAATGATTTTTAAATTATTTGATTTTATATTATTATTAATATTATATAATTCTAAAATATTTTTGATTATTAAGTTTGCTTCAAATATTTGAACATATCCAATATAATTATAATTTTTTAAATATTTTATTACTGATATATTAATATCTTTATTTAATAATTTATAATAAATTTGTTGTACTAACATTTGATGAATTAAATCTGAATCAGTTGTATGAATACAATAATCACCTTCTATTTCATTTGTACTTATATATTTAAAAATTTTTAAATCAGATTCTCCATTTTCATTAGAACTATTAATCATAAAATTAATTTTAAATAATTTATTAGGTATCATAACATTCATATATTTTTCTAAATTTTTTATAAAAAATGACGAAGGTCCTATCGATTTATCAATAGTATGACGGCATTTAATCCATTTTAAATAATCAAAAGATACATTAGATAATAATTGAAAATTAATCATATTTACTAGTTTTCTATTTGTTAAACATTCAAATAAATTTTTATTATTCAATAATAAATTTTCAAAATAATTTTTAAATAATATTTTTTTTTCATTTGATTCTAGATAATTTTTAATACGTCTTCTACGTTGTTCTATAATTTTTGATAAAGATGGAATACCATCAAAAAAAATATTTAATGATAAGATAAAATCATAGTGATGAATATTATTAATATATTCAAACATAACATTAATTATTTTTTCATAAATAACTAATTCTAATATAGTCGAATCTGCAAATAATGGGTCAACTATTTTATTATTTATATAATTTAAAAAATTATTAATAATTATTTCTTCATTAACACCATCTAAAATAGTATATAAATTTGTTGTTATATTATATTTTTTCCAATGATTTTGATTTAAAATTTCATCCAATAATTGTTCGATTAAATTTAATTTAGATAATGATGATGGAATACACAATAATATCTTTATTATATCATTAATTTCATTTTCCACTTCAATAATTTCTTGATATATTAAAAAATTAATGTCAAATATAATATGGTTAGCTATAATTTTTCTAATATTATTATTTATTGATAATTCTTCTATTGCATCATTATTTATTGATTTTGCAATAAAATTAGCAAATCTGTCTATACCCATTTAATATATTAAATAATTAATTTTTAAGTCTAATTAAAAAAATAAATCTAATTAATATATATAATGAATATATTAGCATTAATTTTGTATAATTTGTATAATAGTGTGTTGCGGTAGTTGTGCATATTTTGCATCACAAGGCACTGATTTTGGATCTATTTTTAATAATTTACTAAAAAATTTAGGTATTAAAAAATGATCAAAATAATTAAGAAAAATTATCAGGAAAATTAAATAAATTGGTACATTGATAAACTTGTTTATTGGGTAATCTATTTGTTAATAAATCACACAAGTAATCTATATATGTAATTTTATTAAAGGATAATTTTTTAATATGTTTATTAATGTCAATATCATTAGGTTTATAATTAATGTTAGTAATTTTAAAATTAAATAATTTTATTAATAAAGTACTTATATTAGCTAAATGAGCACTACCTGTATATAAAATTCCATTAGTTATATAATTTTTATCTAAAAATCTTCTTATAAAATATAAATCAGTTATACATAAAGATAATAAACTGCATAAATTATTAATTTCATTACTAAAAATAGCTATTTTTTTATCTATTTTATCAAAGTTTTTAAAATCTTCATAAGATAAATCATAATAATTTATTACTTTTGATGAATCATTAAATTTTAATTTAATAAATTTAATGAATTTATTAATAGTATTTATTAAATTTTTATAGTTTTTTAATATTATAGTCCTATAAAAAATATTTATTTTTTTTTTTATATCAGAATTTTTATAATTATTTAATATTTTTTTAATAAAATTATTTTTATTTAATAATTTCATATATAATATTAATATTTCTTTTAGTTCCGTATATAATAATATATATTTTCTACCTGAATAATATTTATTAAAAATATTTAATTTTGCATAGTCAGTAATTATATAATTTAATATTAAACTATCTCTTATATCAGTAAAATGAAATCTAAAATTTTTATATTTATTTTTTATTTTACTTTGTACCATCTTATGAAAATTCCATATATATTTATCTTTATAATTTTTTTCTTCACTAATATTAAATGAAGTTTCATACATTTCAATAAATATATCAAAATTTTTTATAGTATTTGTTCGTATAAATGCTAATAAAAATTTATCAATATCCATTGAATCATATTTATCATTATAAAAACATTCATCTTGATATTGAACATCAAAATGATAATCTCCAAATATATATAATATTTTATTACCATTTGTTAATCTTACTACATTATTAGGACCATTTATTAAATATTTTTTTGTAATTGCTGTCATTATTATATATTATTTCAGATATTAAAAATTTTTATATAATATAATTATTATGTCAAAAAATTTATATTTATTTAATCAACACAAAATTATAGAAAAACCAATAAGTTTTTCACAACAAGAAAATAAAATTAAAAAACGTTATATTAATTTATATTATAAAAATGTGTTTAATAATAATTTAATTATAAGATATAAAAAATTATTTACTAATATTGATAAATCTATGAATTTAGAAATTAATAAACCTATTATTTTAGATTATAAATATAATATTAATATTAATAGTAAGAAAAATAATAATATATCAATATATAATGAAATTTTACGCGAAATAAATATTCATAATTTAATTAAAATATTTAATCATAATATAAATAACTTTAAATCCATAATGAATTTTAATAAAATAAGAAAAATTTTTAAATATAATAAATTAAATGAATTAGTTCAAAGATGGTGTTGGTTACAATATTATAATAAAACATCTGCTGATAATGTTATACCATATAATAAGGATGATAATTATAATTATCGAGATTTTATTAATGATTTTAATTATATACTAAATATTAATATCGATGAAAATCATATTATATTTGATAATTTAAAAAAAAATGTTTCTAGTTATCTAAAAAAAAGTTATATTAAATATACTAATTTATTAATTCAAGATAAAAAAATTAATTTATTAATTGACAAATCCAACGACACTGTTACATTTAAAATTTTATATAATAATCATGAAATAATAAATGAAATAAATATAAATTTATATAATAGACTTTTTGATAAATTTAATTATTTTAATAATACAAATAGCAAACAATTAGATCCAAATATTTATATATTTTGTTTGATATATAGATATTCATATATTGATTCAGGGCAACAACAACTAGCAATCGATAAAAGAATTAAAGATATGATTAAAATATATGGAGTTGATTTTGAATTATTTGGTTCTGCTATTAATGTTTTAAGTAATCATTATTGTTCATTATTTTACGATATTGAAAAATATTTTGGATCAAAAGGTGATTTTTTTAATATTGAAATAAATCAAGGTATATTTTGGTGTAATCCGCCTTATGATGTTTCTCTTATGACAAATGCCGCACTAAAATTAATAAGTATAATGACCAATAATAAAAATGTTGCTTTTATTATAACTATTCCTATTTGGGATAAATATACTCAATTAAAAATTAATACATTAGTTAATGTAACTAAAAATTTTAATGCTGATTCCAATCCGGAAGATCATAGTGATTATAAAATATATTCTTTATTAAAACCATATATAAAATCTGAGTTAATTATACCAAAGAAAAGAATCCCATATTTTAATCATCGCCTTAATAAGCCTATATATGCTGTTAATACTTATATGTTAATAGTTTATCATAATATAGATACAAAATATGTTGAAAATATTTTAAATGTTTTTGATAATATTGTTGATTTAGATAAAAAAGATTATTTTATTATTTAATTATATATATTATATAAAATTCTGTTTATTGATTAAAAAATTTGTCAAAGTTTAATATATATATATTATTTAAATTATAATATATTATATCATTATTATATTTATGGTATAATATTTGATGTTAATGATATATTTAAAGATCTATCTAGTTTTAACTTTTCTGGTGTTTTTACAGAAAATGATATCTTATTAGGTACCTGTTTTAATTGGATACCAATATCATTTGACTTGTCAGAATCACTAATATTAAATTTGGCATTATAAATTTCACTATTATTTACATCCCAAATAATACATTGTATAAGTAATTTATCTGATAAAAAAATACTATCAGCACTTTTTTCAGATGCTTTTAGTGATATACTAATATAAATATTATATTTAAAATTTTTTAGACCTATTATATTTGGAATTTTCCATTCCCAATTATCGTTAATCATATAATTTTGCTTAAATGTGTTAGAATATTTTAGATCATCCGATGGTTCATATTTTAAAAATGTGTTATAACTATTATCCTCTTTTCTAAAATAAGGGTTATTGGAATCGATGTTTTTTTATAGCCAGCATGAACTTACGGATGGATCAGCAATATTTTTTGCTCTGCTAAATCCTAAACATATAGGATTTTGTGTACAGGCAACTTTACAATTATCCAGTGTAGCATTAATTTGTTTAATATCAGTATCAGTAGTTGTGTATTGTACAAAATTTTGTTTTAAATAATCTGTGTCAAAATGTTCTATATTTGTCATATTTTCTATTTCACCATATGCTGTAAAAAACATATATATATATATATATAATAGAAAATAACTAAATAAAAAAAATTGATTAATAATAAATATAAATATTATAATTTTTTCCATAAATGTTAAATAAAGTTCCAGATTGCGTATTTCATGATATATGTCAATTTCTATACTACACTAATTGGAATCAATTCATGAATACGACAAAGAAATTTCAAGATATTAATAGACAAACTAGATATCTGGCCTTAAATAATCAAAAATCTATTTTATATTATGAATCTGATGATTTTAGAAAAATAATAAACTCAAAAATTATCAATCCAAATAATCAATTATCATTAAATTTACGTAAATATAATTTTGATAATAATAATATTAACGATATTTTTAATATTCACAAACTAGATTTATATTTTTCTAATATAAATAATAATAATTTAAATTATTTTCGCTCAATAAAAAAACTAAATTTAACAGGATGTATGTGTATATATGATTTAGCTCCTTTAAAAATGATTCAAGAAATTAATTTATCATATTGTTATTATATTAAAGATTTATCTCCATTAAAAAAAGCAATAAAAGTTATATTATCAGAGTGTAAGATTTTAGAAAATATATCTGATTTAAAAGATGTAAAAATTATATTTTTATCAAATTGTCCAAAAATTACTGATTTCACACCATTAAAAAATGCTAATATATTATACATAACTAATTGTCAAGGAAAATTTGATGCAAAAGATTTATATACAGTCGATCAATTATATATTCATAGTTGTTACAATGTTAATAATATACATAAATTAAAAGAAAAAAAAAATAATAATTTATCAATATATTTTTATCAATAACAGAATTTAATTTAAATTATTTTTTTAATTATACTAACCATTTATTTCTATAATAGAATATATATGGGAATATTACAGTTTTATAAAAAATTAGTAAAACTATGCAATAATAATGCAATAATTGAAATTGATAGAAAATTTATTGAAAAAAAATGGGATTATTTATATTTTGATTTTCAATCTATTTTATATACTACATATCAATTATTTAGTAGTGAAATTAATTATTTTATCAAATTAATGTTTCATATTAGATATTTAATTAATGCAAATAAATCTATTCATAATAATTATAAATCCATTATAGAATATATAATATATAAATATGAAAATTATTTTATACAAATTTTTAAAGATAATTTCATCGATTTAAAAAATGGTATTTTATCATATGATATTGATATTATAGATAATATATTATCCTTGAAATATAATGATGAAGATATATTAATTGATATACTAACAGATTATGTTATAATTTTAGTTAAAGAAATATCTAATCATCATTTAAAATTTAAAAATACATATGATAGAACTTTTATTTTCTTTGATGGTATTCCTACTAAATCTAAAATTAAAGAACAATTATCTAGAAAAATATATCCTGAAATTATTAAAAATATAAAATATGACTTAAATAATAATACTATCGATGAAGAAAAAGAAATAAATGAAAAATTATTAAATGATTCACCACCATCTATTGGAATTGGTAAACCTATTATTCATAAAATAAAAGAAAAATTAATAAAAGTTAATGATTCAATACGAGGAAGATTTAATATTAATAATTTAGAAAATTATGGTGAAGCTGAACATCAGATGATGGCATATTTAAATAATAATTTAGATATATTTCAAAATGCTAATATATTATTGGTGTCACCTGATGCTGATATTATATTATTAAGCATAATTAATTATACCAAAAAAATTTATATTGATATAATGCGAGTAAATACGGAAGATGAAAAATCTAACATAGTTGATTATAAATTAAATAATAATGAAATTATTTCCCCATTTTATTATAAGAATGGATATATTTTTATTCAAAAAATTATTGAATGTTTAAATCTGAGATCATCACAAGAACAAATCGATATTAGTTTTATATTATTATTATTAGGTGATGATTTTTTACCTATTATTCCTGAAATAAATATTAATTCTCTTAATGATATAATTAATGCTTATAAAAAATTAAATATTAATATAATTGATATAAAAAATAAATCATCTGATACTACAACACACAGTGACACAATTATTTGTCAACAATGTAAATATGATTTAAATTACTATAATTTTATTAGATTAATTAAAGAATTAGATAAAATACCTAAACAAAAATCAAAATCATTAGATAAACATTTTATTCATAGAGAGAAAAATAAAATACATGATTTAAATAAATTTTATTTTTATACTGATTATGATTATAAATTTGAAATGTTTGAAAAATTATATTATTTATCAAAAGGAATTTATAAAAATAAAAAACATAAATTAGAAATTATTATGAATAATAAAATTTTATCATTAAAGATTAATAATCAACAAATTAAAAATTATTTAGAAGGCTGTCAATTTATTTTTGATATTTATTTAAATAATAAAATTAAAAATTATAATTGGGTTTATAATTATGAAAATGCACCTTATCTTGAAAATATATATGCATATTTGAAAGATAAAGAATTAGGTGATTTTGAAGAAATATTTGATTATGTTGGAAGCAATAATCCAAATAAATTTTTGTCTTATAAAACTTATCAAGATTATATGGAATATTTAAAAAAAAGAAATATAATAAATATTTTAAAAAAAAATAAAATTCGAGAAAAAATTACAGATGAAAATATTCAAGATTTTGAAAAAGAATATTTTATTTATAGAAATATAAAAAATATATTTCAATGTTCTAGTAACAAAAAATATATTAATAAATGTATTGATATACAAATTTATGATATACCTGACGAAATGATTGTTGATATAGATTTAGATATAATAAATATGAATACTGATTTAATTAAAATGGTTAAAACAAAACCTACGGATATTGTAAATAAAATTATTGATTTACCCGAATTAATAGGAGGAAATAATAAGAAGTATTATTTTAAATATTTAAAATATAAAAATAAATATTTAGAATTTAAATCTATGTAATTTATATACTAATGTCTAAAAAAACTAGAAAAATTAAAAATCAAGAAGGTGGTAGGAATATGTTGTCAGCCGCAAAAAATGCAGTAAAAGCACGTGTAACTGACGGTTTAGCTGCAGTAAAAGCACGTGTAACTGACGGTTTAGCTGCAGCTAAACAGGAGAAGCAACATGCTGTTGCTAAATTAGCAAATCAAGTTACTGCTGTAGGTGCTGCTGCTAAAGCTGTAGCAACAGATTTATTACCAAATTTAATAACTGAACTGCATAATAAATACCAGGCTAATCATAATTCCATCAATTCATGGTTGAATGCTAATGCTGCTAGTAAAGATGCAGATACCAAAGCAGTAGTAGAATTAATTAATTTATTAAAAACAATAGAAAATGCACCGAGAACCATTGTAGCTGGTGTAGGTGAAAAAGCCAACTCTTTTAGTAAGCATAGTACAGATGCATTAAAAACAGGCGTGAGCACATATAATGCCAATAAAGCTGAAACAAATCCCATAAAACAAAAATATCTTAAATATAAACAAAAATATTTAGAACTAAAACAACAATTAAATCAAATATAATTATTTAAATAATTGAATATTACAGAATGAAAAACAAATATCTTTTAGAACATATAATGAATTACATGAATCTTTTTCTACTTTTGATAAAATATCACTATCATAGGATATAAATTTCCACAATATTTCAAATTTATTTAATATTTCATTTTCTTTTTCTGATATTTTACCATCTTGAATTAAAATATAATACAAGATACTAAAAATATAATATTTCATTGATATTTTATTTGTTTTTATTTTAAATACAAAATTACACTGACTAATTAAATTTTTAAAATCTAATATAATATTTAAAATAATTGGTATATCATTAATGTCAATTTCTAAATTTTTTGTAACTTGATATATTTCATATGTAATTTTTTCAATAATATTAGTTCCTTCTAATAAAATTTTAATTGAATTTTTTATATCATTTATATAACATATATCATTATTATTATCATTAATTATTAAATCTTCAACACGTAATAAAGTTAATGCTAATTTATCAGTATCCATATATTTTTTATAATAAAATTATTTGTTTAAATAAACTTGTAGATTTTTCACTAAAACTATTATAATTTTAATTTTATATAGTTATGAATTTCCCACATTACTTTACAATCGATTTCATTATAATAAATAATATCTTTCATAATAGGTTGTTTAAAAATATTTTCTTTGTTTTTTCCTATATGTGCTTCTAAATTATTAATATCATCATATAATTTATTAGCTAATATTAATGCAGATAGACCATTTGAACAAGGACTATTCAAATTCCACGATGAATTTATTAATTTATTATTATATAGTGCTTTTGCTATAGTTTTTAGAGAAAAATTTAATGCTCCTTTTATTACAATTGGTTCAGAAATAAAAACTTTATTTAAATCATAGAATAAATAATGACTATCATTAATTTTAAAATTTATATTTCTATTTTTAAAATTATTATAAGCAATTGGTTCAGCTGAGGACCAATGATAAAATTTGGCAACCTTCTTTTTATTATCTTTAAGTATTTTATTAATATATGTATTAAATTTAGAAAACATATTCGTTTCTTCCAAATTAGATTTATTATTCATTATAAATGTTTTAAATATCCATTTATTTTTAATAGCAAATCCTACACCTATCATAAATATATATTGATTATTATCATAAGATATAATCCCATCTTTTATTATTGATCCAAAGTTAGAATTCAATGTTTCAAAATCCAAATAAAATTCCATTTCATTTGATTTAGGATTTATCCATAAATTTCTTTCAAAATTTATTTTACTTGGCCTAATAATATCAATATTTTGCCTATTTATATCTAAAATAGCATCAATTGTGTCTGATGTTTTATTTTTATTAAGTCCCATAGATGCAGAATTGCAATTTTTATCATTCCAACTAAAAATATTATTTTTATGTGCAAATTCTCTTTGTTTAACTCCACAATGCCAAATATTTGTAATTTCATAAATATTTTTATTTAATTCTTCTTTAACATATCTATAAATAGTATCTTTTTCATTATTCATATTTGGAAATAATTCAGATCTATAAGGTATTGGTAATAATTTCCAATATTTGCCTTCACTTCTGACAGATTTGACCCATTCAATTGCATTAAGTGTTTTATCGATACATTTTGAATCATCTGTATTATCATAATCAATAACACCTAATTTATTGATAAAATTTGTAATTTCATATTTAGTTCCTTTCGTTTCATAATTATATTTTTTCCCCCAAATAAATCCTTTTTTAATATCAATACCAAGGATTTTATTTAATGCACATATATAAATATAAATTTGACCTTTATAAGCATTAATATTGTCATAATTAGTAATATGTATACCATCTGCTTTTAATTTAATATTTGAATGTTTTATATCTATAATTTTATAATGAAAATTAATATTTAAATTTGGAGATGGTATTTTTGCTTCATCATCTGAAATAACGTCATATTCTAATAATTCATTTAGATAATCTGATCTTACAATTAAATCTGGAAATCCAAAAGTATTATTTTCTAAATTATATAGTAAACCTTGATAAATAATTGGTATACCTTGTTTCATTAAATCTATAGTTTCATTTACTTTAGAAATATCTTTAAAATGAATAAATTCTGCTACTTTTATTATAGTATGATTTTTTTTTAATATATTAATTAATTCTTTTTCAAATTCATTACCTGCTTCTAATATTGATTTTGTAAATATATCTTTAAAATTATTATTTGTATGATTTGTTCTGATATTTTTTTTAATTAGTACATTATTACAAAAAAAATTATTATTTATTTTTTTTTCCGAAAAAATGAAGTTCTGAATTTCTGTGCTTTGCTTATAAATTTCATGATCTAATGATAAAATATTATATTCATGTAGATAATCTAGTAAAGGATCATCTAACATATAATTTCGTATTGCTGATGCAGAAACCATCATATCCCAATTAATTTTTTTATCATCAATAATTATATTGGATTCAACTTTTTGTTTTTTATTAATTCTGTATGATGATAAATCATCGGTTTTTCTTTTTCTATCTATTGATTTATCATCTAAATTATTATTTTTAACCATTACTTGAGGACTTGATGAATCAGAGGTTTGTATATTAATATTTTTAATATCAATATATTTTAATTTTTTACTTGCTATTGTAATATTATTTATAGTTTTTTTATTAATATCTATATCATTTATAATATAATATTTATCTAATAATTTAATATAATTATTTAAATATATATCTTTTAAGATTATTTTTTCTGATAATTTTAAAATTATTTCAAAATATAAATATCTATTTATTTTTGATAAAATATTATTTGGATTAATAGTATTAGTAATTTTATTATTGTACATTATTTTAATATTATAAATTTGTCCTGTGTTATTACATATATTCCAAAAATTATAATTATTGTTGGAATTTAATTTATTAAGATTAATTAAATTTATTTCATTATATTCTAAAAAATTTTTTAATAATTTATGAATATCTGAAAAAATATTTAAATTTTTGTTGTCACAGGAATATAATTTGATTAAGCTAAATTTATCCATTAGAGTTAATATTATTAGAATAATTTATTTTTATATCAATTTTTTTGTGAGTTTAAAAAATATATTTAAAATCTTAATTAAAGTATATGTCAGACAATATTTCCGTTAATAATGATAACATAGTTACAAGCAATAGTTCAAGCTATTCTTTTGAATATTTTTATGATTTATTTAATAATAATAAAACATATATTATCATTGGTATATGTGGTTTATTGATTTTATATATTGTTTATTATTTATTTTTTACTAATGATATTAAACCAAAAAAAATGAATAAACCTATATTACCTATGCCTGGATCTAATAAATCAAATAATAAAGAAATAGAACATGATGAAGAATGTAATTTAGAAGTTAAAGAATATATTATACTTGATAAAGAAGGTAATCCTGAAAAAGTATCTAATAATTTTTTTAATAAATTAAATTTAAATAATGATAATAATATATTAAAATCAAAATTAAATAATATCAAATCAAATTTTGTTACAGAAACAAAACATAATGAAAATAATTCTAGAAAATTATTTCATCCTAATAATTCATCTAACAATACTACTAATGATAATAATGATACTAATGATGATTATAATGATACTAATAATGATAATAATGAATCATCGGAAATTGATTATGAATTAGCTAATATGAAGATAGATGAAAATAGTAATATTAAAGCGCAAAATTTAACTAATTCAGAAATAGAAGATATTAATAATAAACTTAATATGATTAAATGATACAAAATATTTAAAAAATATTACATATATTATTAATCTATGATTAATGATAAAAACATTTAAAAAAATATTATATTATTATTAATATGACAAATTCTGATGAATTTATTAATGCCTCAAAAATAATCAAAAAATTATGTACTGAACCTAATAAGGATGAATTAGGAAAATTATATGGATTATTTAAACAAGCAACTATTGGAGATATTAATACTGTAAAACCAAATATGTTAAATTATACAGCCAGAGAAAAATGGAATGCTTGGAATATGTATAATGGAATTGACAAAAATGAAGCAGAAATACAATATATAAATCATGTAAATGAATTAATTCAAAATTATGGAATTAATGATTCGGATGCTGATACCGATGATAATTAATTATTTTTTAACAGATGATTTCTTAGATATTTTTTTTTTCCGGATACATTTAGGATCAATTATTAATGATTTATTTTTATTATATGGTTCAATATATAATGTACATTTTGATTTAATACCTACTACAGGTTCTGTACAACCTGATTCAATTAATAATGACGGATCATCGACACATCTAGATCGAAATTGTTCATATAAATCTCTTACTTTATCATAAGTCAAATTGGATTTTTTATTTAATAAAGTATTTACAATTTCATGTAAATTAAAAACATATTTACTTAAATTGGTTCTATTCTTAAAAACATTATCAGTTAATGGATATTTATCGTAATGTATTTTTAAATTATCTCTACATGATTTACAAGGTAATATATTTTTTAAATTATTATAAAAATTAAAATAATCTTTTTTTTGTTTATTTGTTGGTTTTAATGGATAATTAAAACTCAATGTATGTAAAATATGCCAAAAAGGTGGTCCCCAAATTAATGTAATCATTCCATTATCAGAATTATAATCATCAATCGAAAAAATATTTTTGTTGCTCATTATAAAAAATATAGATATTTTTTATAAATAATTGATATTATTTATAAAAATTTAAAAACTTTTATATTTATTTTAAATTAGTCTATTTGTTTATTCATTTAATATTTTATATGTGTATTAATTTTATCTATTTTATATATGATTAAAGAAATTATTGAAAATCTAATTATTAGTATTTTTTTATTTGAATAATATGTTAAATAATATATTTTGCTGATTGTTAATTTAATATTATCGATAAAATATCTACACAATATATAATTTACACTAGATTCTAATTATGTAAAGTATTAATATTATTTATGATAGAAAAATTATAGTTTTTTTGAATAATATGATAAATAATAATTTACAAATTTTAATAAATTACCATTACAAAATATGAAATAATAATATGATAAAAAACAATGTGTCTTTAAATTTAAAAATAAAAATTTAAATTAGAATTATTTAAATTATCTACTTCATAATAATTCTTCATAATAATTCTTCATAATAATTCTTCATAAGAATGTTTTGAGTGATGCTCTCTCTCTCTGGACTTTTGTTAAAATTATTAACTATGAAAAGTGAATATTCATTTTTTAAAAACATTTAAGAAGATAAAATATATACTATATTAATGAGTGAATATAATGAATCTATAAAAATATTTAGATGTAATATTTGTAATAAAAATTATTCTAGTATGTCTAGTCTATGTAATCACAATAAATAATTTCATAAAATAATTAATAAGTCAAATGATAAGTCTGATAAGTCTAATGATAAGTCTAATGATAAGTCTAATGATAAGTCTAATGATGATAATAATAAAATTTATAAATGTAATTATTGTAGTAATAAATACAAACATGCTCAATCTAAACATAAACATCAAAAAATTTGTAGTGCTGTTAATTCTAAAACTTCATATGAGAGTACTACACAAAAAAATAATGATAAATTAGAAAAAGAAATTATAGAAATAAAAAAAGAAAATATTGATATCAAAAATATATTAAAAGAACTAATAGAAAAAAACTGCAAAATACATCCAAAAACTTTACAAAAAATTAATAATGATACTATTAATGTTACAACAGATATTGTATTAAATCAATCTAATAATGAATTAAAAACAAATTATACTAAAATAATAAAAAGTGATGATAATAAATTTCAATTTGATTTTAATAAAAACTTTTTAACATTCCATGATAAACCTATTAAATATTTTTATTATAATGATCAAGTTTATTTTAAAGGCAAAGATATTGCTTCTATGTTAGATTATAATGATACAACACAAGCAATTAGAAAAAATGTTGACAATGATGATATTATTATAATTGGTGAACTTTTTGAGGGGGGCGTCTGCCAGACGCCCCCCCTAAAAAGTGAACTTTTTGAGAATGAAGATCCACAAACTGTATTTATTAATGAATCTGGATTTTATACTATTATATTTGCATCAAAAAAAGCAGAAGCTATTAAATTTAGAAAATGGGTAACATCAGAAGTGCTCCCATCAATAAGAAAAATAGGCAGTTATAATTTAATTGATAATTATATTGAAGAAGATTTAGAGAAATATCATAATAAAGATTGCGTTTACATAATTCATATAAAAGATAATATTTACAAGTATGGAAACACATCTCATATTTTTAAAAGATTACAAGCTCATAAGACTAATTTAAATTACAATAAAATAATTAAGATTTATGAAATGAATAATATGAATAATGCAATTAAATTAGAGAATAAAATAAAAACATTAGTGAAGACATTAAAAATAAATACAGTATATAATACCCATGTAGAAATATTTAAAGTAGATAATAATAATTTACAAAATTTAATTAAAAAAATAGATGATTTATCATTGAAAACTAGTAAATTATTAAAAAATAATAATGATAATAATTTAGAATTATTAAAAGAAAAAAATAGAAATTTAGAATTACAAATTGAATTATTTAAATTATCTAATAATAATTCTTCATAAGAATGTTTTGAGTGATGCTCTCTCTCTCTGGACTTTTGTTAAAATTATTAACTATGAAAAGTGAATATTCATTTTTTAAAAACATTTAAGAAGATAAAATATATACTATATTAATGAGTGAATATAATGAATCTATAAAAATATTTAGATGTAATATTTGTAATAAAAATTATTCTAGTATGTCTAGTCTATGTAATCACAATAAATAATTTCATAAAATAATTAATAAGTCAAATGATAAGTCTGATAAGTCTAATGATAAGTCTAATGATAAGTCTAATGATAAGTCTAATGATGATAATAATAAAATTTATAAATGTAATTATTGTAGTAATAAATACAAACATGCTCAATCTAAACATAAACATCAAAAAATTTGTAGTGCTGTTAATTCTAAAACTTCATATGAGAGTACTACACAAAAAAATAATGATAAATTAGAAAAAGAAATTATAGAAATAAAAAAAGAAAATATTGATATCAAAAATATATTAAAAGAACTAATAGAAAAAAACTGCAAAATACATCCAAAAACATTACAAAAAATTAATAAACAATTAATTAGTAATACTAATATTACTAATAACGGTACTATTAATACATGTTCTATTATTAATAATACATATGTTAAATTTGGTAATGAACAATTATCTACTTTACTCAATCATAAAGATATGTTAAAAATAATTAATAAACAATGTTTATGTATCGAAGAATCAATTATTAAAAAAATCAAAGATTTTTTAATAATTAATGAGGATAAAATAAAAATCATAGATTTTTATTTTTCCGAATCAATTAAAACAGTTCATTTCAATAAAAATTTACCTGAATATAATAATATATTTATTACTAATATGAAAGATACTATTGCATATATATTTGATGGTTCCAGATTTATTTTAACATCTAAAGATGAAGTAATTAATAATTTATATAATAGTCATTTAGAAAATATCGAGCAGTTTTTAGATGAAGCAGAAATTCCTTTTATTTAAAAAAATTTAAATTTTTTTAAATAAAAGCCATTAAGTTAAATAAAAAATCTTTGATTTTTATTTAACGAAATTCCCGAAAATAAATATAGTAAAATAACAAAATTTTTAGATACATTAAATGATAATGAAAAATGTTTTATTGATGGTTATTTTCAGAAAAAAAATTTTTTTCTGAAAATAATCCATAAAACTATAGCTTCGCTATAGTTTTTCGGTACTAATAATAATAAAAAATATGCGAATTATAAAGCTTATAAACTAATAGCAATTAAAAATTTAATTTATAATGAATCAGATCAAAAATTATTAAAGAAACTCAATAATATGGATTTAAATGAGAAAATTAATAATACAATTATTAATGATTCTGATGAATAAAATACAATGCCATTAGATAAAAATTAAAAAAATAAGATAATTACTATTTTTTTAATCTATAATATATTATATGAGCTCATATATTTATGATATTATAATAATAGGTGGTGGAATATCTGGATTAAACTGTGCTTATCAATTATCAACAACTAATAAAAAAATATTATTGATAGATGAAAGAAAATATTTTGGTGGCAGAATTTTAACATATTATGATAAAAATTATCATTATGAACTAGGTGCAGGTAGATTTAATAATAGTCATACAAATTTATTAAAATTAATTAAAAAATTTAAATTAAATAAAGTTGAAATTGATACTAATTCAACTTATGTAGATAAAAAAAAGTTCGAAAAAAATAATTATAAATTATTTATAATGTTACTTAAAAAAATCATAAATAAATTCAAAAATATTAATTCAGAAATATTAAAAAATTATACATTCAAAGAATTATGTTATAAATATTATAATAAAAAATATATAAACTTATTAATTAAATATTTTGGATATAAAGCAGAATTTGAAATATTAAATTCATATGATGCAATTAAAACATTCAAATTAAATTTTATTAATAATAAAAAATTTTATATATTACAAGAAGGCTTATCTGAATTATGTAAACGAATGGTTTACGCATGTAATAATGCAAAAGAAAACAGTTCTTCTTTTGTTAATTTTAAACTAAATACTAAAGTTACTAATATAGTTCTTACTGATAATTTATATACTATTATTTCAACAGATAATTATTATAAATGTAAAAATATTATTTTAGCTGTAAAAAAAAATGATTTATTAAAATTTGAAATTTTGCATTCAATTAAAAATATATTAAATAGTGTTATGGCAGCACCTTTACTTCGAATATATGCATATTATCCGTGTATTAATAATAAATTTTGGTTTGAAGATTTGGATAAAATGGTAACAAATACTAAATTAAAATTTATTATTCCTGTTAATAAAAAATATGGTATTATTATGATTTCATATACTGATTATAATGATACTAAACCATTTATAAAAAATAATAAAATAAAAAAAGATAGTGATATTATTAATATAATTAACACAGAATTAAAAAAAATTTTTGATTTTGATATACCTAATCCAATAAAAATTAATTCATATTATTGGATTAATGGATGTCATTATTGGAAAAAAAAATATGATTCGGCAAATTTATCAAAATATTTAATTAATCCAATAAAAAATATTTATATATGCGGTGAATCATACTCATTAAATCAAGCTTGGATTGAAGGAGCACTACAAACATCAAATAAAGTTGTTAAAAAAATAAAAAAAAACATTTTAACCAAATAAATTATCATATTCATTAGGTAATTCAACACATCCATTTTCATAATTATCCATTCTATTATTTAATTTAATTATTCCATATTCTTTAATTATTTGATAATTATAATTATCTATTAATAATGATATTACTTTTTCGGAATGAGCTAAACCTGTATGTAAAATATTAGAAAATTTGCATACATCTATTGTCGCACAAATATACCATTCCATAATATCATCTAATAAATTATTAATTAATGCTATTACAAAATTATAATTTTTAATAATTTCATTAATTTTTAATTTTAGTAAATTTTGATGATTATTTAAAAAATCATGATATTTTTTTTTATTATTTAAATAATGACGACCAATATTAGTATTATCTATTTTATTTATTCTATAGGTTTTTATTTTTTTTTTGATATATTTATTTTTTAAACAATAAAATAAATCAATTTCAAGTAAATATTCGCCTAAAATTATATCTTCTAAATCACTATCATCATTATCCCATATTTCTAAACTAAATGGTATTAAAAAGGGTCTAATATCTATCGGTTTAATTTTATCAGTATTGTTTAAAAATAATTTTTTTAATTTTTGTGTGTGATTAGAATCAGGCCATATTTCTTTTAAATTAAAATTTTCTCGAGATACTTCTTCTAATAATATATGACTTGTTTTAAATTTATTTCTTAACCATTCTGAAATATCTATTTTATTATCACATTCGTCTAATTTATCATGCATATCTGAAAATATTAATATATTTTTATTATTATTCCTTAAAATACTATATCCAATTGATCCATAAATTTTTTTCATTATATATAATAAGGAAAATCTTATATAATAATTTTAAATATTAAAATTATTTTATAATCTAATATAATGAATATGAATAAATTAATGTATAATTTTTATTCTAATCCGAATAAATTATTAGAAAATAACAATTATAAAGACGATATTATTACTGATTTAGTTATTTTAATAAAAACATTATATCAAAAAAATAAATATTTAAAAAATAATATTTTGAATAATGACGTTAATAATAATATAAATCAGTTAGAAATTAATCATGATTATACAGAATATGATCACAAAATTAAAACAGATATTTATAATACATGTGAAAAATATTTTAATGATAAAAAAAATGATATTGATTTATATTCACAAGATATTCATGAATATAATTTATTAAAACATAAATTAGAGAAAATAAAAAATTATGATCCTCAACCATTTTATGCATATACTTCTTATTATGGTCATCATATAAAAGCTAATGCTATTTTATTAAAAATATTAATAAAATTAATATATATTGATGCTAGTATAAAATTTAATTGTAATCAAATCATACAAAAAAATAATATTCAAACAGGTGGTAGTAATAAAAATTTAAAATCAAAAATAGAAAAATATATATTAAAATATAGTTTAAATTCTAATAATTCAAAATATAATAAAAAATTAAATAATTATATTTATCAATTAGGAGGTGATAATTTGGATACTCCATCAATTAAATCAATTTTATCCGATAGATTTTCATTATTAACATCATTAAGTAGTTATCATAAATTAAAGATTCCATTAGATATAAAAAATTGCATAGATCCAATAAATTTTAGCGATGATCTGGATAAAATACTACAAACTGATATTGATACAAAATATTTTTGTCAAAAAAATTATAATTTTAATTCTCCTTCATTAATATTAAGTAATAATTTTTATCAATTAGCAAGAAGTTTAAAAGATGTTTCTACAGAAACATTTGCAAATCAAACATTAAATTCAGAAAAAGATTATAAATTATTATGTGATTATATATATTTTGAACTATTATCAATAATTTATGAATTTATTACATTATATAATGAAAAATTTTTAACAAAACAAATTGATTATGATTGTATATATTTATTTTATAAAAGTGGTAATACAACTAGATTTTATATATCATTATTATATTCGCATATAAAAACAATTGATCCTAATTATTCTAGTGATAATTTAAATAAACTTTTAAAAGAATATAAATTAGGAGATTTTGATTATAATGTAACAATTGATTTTAAAAAATTAGCAAGTAAAGGATTTGATAATAATGAAATTGAGCAATTAATAAAATATTTAAATCAAATTATTATACTAGGATTACATAAAATAAAAAAAAATATAAAATTATTTTTAGAATCTGATATATCAACAAAATTTGCTGAAAATTTAAAAAAGAATTATTTTTTTAATGATGATTTAAATGTTAAATTAAAAGAAATAATATCTAAAATTAATGATAGTGATAAAACTTCAAATGACGATAAAATTAAAAATTTCACTATAAATAAAATTAAAATTTTTAATTATGAAATTACTAAAGATAATATTATACCAGATTTTGATAATATAAAAATACATAAAAAATCGATACTTTTAGAATATGGTAATACGGATTTAACATCAGTAGATCTAATTAATACATTTTTATATAACAATAATTTAGATGAATATATTCCAGAATCATTTGAAATGAATAATATTTATATAAGTTTATTACAAAAATTTAAAGTATATAATTATAAAACTATCGGATTTATGAATATTTATAGATTAAAATTTAATAATTATTTAGATGTTACAATAGAAAAAAATAAAGGAAACGAAAATGCAATAAAATATATTCCCGTTGAAATACTTGATGTAAGTATTGATAAAGAAAAAAATATTCAAGAACTTATGACATATCATATAGATATAATGAATTTGAGTAGAAATGATGATAATAAAATACTAAAATTTCAAATGGTTTATTATTCTAATAGTGCATTTTTAGAAAAAGATAAACATGAAATTTTTAAAAATTTGGATATAAAAAAATCTAGTATATATTTACCTTCTTCTGAATATATTTTTTTCGATTTATTATTTATTTTACAAGATTCTATATTTCCATGGGCAGATAAAAAATATGAAAAAAGAATAAAAAGACTATTTTTAATTATGATTATAGTTTTAACAAAAACCAAATCTATAGATATGATTGAAAAATTATTTATGAATTTGATAGAATTAATGCAAGGATTTATTAATCAATCTGACATAAATTCAAAAGTTAATTTAATAAATTTATCCAATATTTCTTTACATAATTATACAAAAAATAAAATAGTATCAAATCAAATTATTATGTTTAATAATTATATAATAAATGAATGGTTAGATAAGTTTATTTCAGTTTATTATGAAACTATTATAAATATTTATTATTTATTTAATGATAATATTGATTCAAAACTTTTAAAATTTTGTAAACAAAATTTTTATAAATCCAAAGATTTGGATATTAATGATAAACTTGATGGATATACTAATATACAAAATTTTAAACATTATAAGAATGAAATAAAATCTATAATTAAATCATTAATTGAGTTTGAGGTAAAAATAATAGATATTATTAAAAATGATATTCTTCCTATTATTGCAGATATTAAAAAAACTGGAATTAAGGATTTTACAAAAATAAGTTCATCATATTTATATTAAAAATCATTTAAATCTTTCATAATATGCGAACTTGAATGATATATCCACCAAATTCTCGTTAATAATTTTCCCATAATTTTACTTAATTTATTAATTTTAGAATGATAACAATAATGTTGAATATTTTTGATTTTTTCACCAAAATCAATTAATCTCTGACGTAAATGGTCTGTTTTTTCATCAGATAAATTTTGAACTATCTTATTAGCTTGAATTGATAAAAATAATTTATTATCAATATTTCTAGGTATTTCTATTTCTAATGCTTCTAAATTTTCAATTATTTGATTATATGGATTAATATTTAAAATACTAGGATCTTCCAAATAAAAATCTAAATCATGTGTTAATTCAATTGATAAAAATTTACATAAAAAATGTGCTAAATTTACTTGATTACTTTCTACTGTATGATCTTTATTTTCAAATTCTCTTCTTAAATATGGTAATAAATATGATACTAATATACTATCATTATTATATCTTAATTTCCAATTCATATGAAGATGATTAACATCATTTTGAAATGCAAAATGCCATGAATTTAAATAATTTGATTGTATATTAATTAATAATTCATTCATTTCATCTTCATCAATTAAATCATCTAAAAAATTTTTATAAGTATTTTCCCATGTTTGATTAGTATCATATAATTTTGATAATTGATTAGCATGAGGTACAGTATAAATTATTTTATGTGTACCTAATATTTTAGGAGGTTCACTAATTGATAATTCTTTAATACGATCCCATGAATAATCAACAAATATAATATTACCTTCTTTATCTAATCCTCTTCTTCCTGCTCTACCACACATTTGTTGGAATAACATTGAATCTAAATCATCATTGTGTTTATCTTTTGTTATAACAACTGTTCTAAAAGGCATACTTACACCAAATACCAATGATTTATCACTAAAAACTATTGCTAATTGTTTTTGTGAAGCCAATGATTGTACTAATCTTAAATATGGATCTGGAAGTCCTTTAGCATAAATCCCAACACCTCTCCATAATAATTTTATAATATAATGATAATATATACCTGTACTCGGAAAATATTTTTTTAAAGTATTAACCCATTCTTCAATATTACCTTCATGAAAATATTGTGTATGATTTAATATAAAATCAGGATGAGGTTCTTGTAAAGACGGCATTTCTACGTTTTCTATAGTTTCAGTTTTAATAGAAGATTGTCCATATCCATCTTTTTTTAATTTAACATCATTTATAGTAATTTTATCTTTTTTTGAACATTTGTCAGATGATTCTGCATTATCATTTTTCTTTTTATCTATTTTTTTTGCTAATTTTTCTTGTTTTAGTCTGTCCAAAAAAAGTTTTGGATATTTGGTATTTTCAAGTTCTTCAATTTTCTTAGCAAAATTTCTTATAAATTTTAAGCATAATACAGTATTTTTTTGAAATATAATTGCAGGTATTTTATCACATGTTTTTAGTTTAAATGATAGGTTAACTAAATCTGCATCTGTATTATCTGGTATATTAATTTTAAAACTATTAATAATTTCCATTATTTCATCTTTATTAGTTTTATAATTTTCAATTATAAAACTAATTAATTTATTAAAATATTCATTAGCATCATTTAGTTCTATTCTTTTATATGAAAAAAATTTATAAGGACATAAATCTTTCAAATCAAATTTTTCTTTGAGTTTAATTGCTAACTCCCAAATATTAGGTGGTGTTGCTTGTAATGATTTATTTATTAGAGTACCATCTTTTATTTGAGATTCATCAATTAATGCAAGAGGATGAATTGACATCAACTCGTTATCAGTTTGATTATAATAAAATCTCTGTAAATTGAAAAAACGTTTGGTGCATATTACTTTATCAATTTTTTGTAATGATATTTTTGAAAACCATGTTATTAGTTCATCAGTATTGCTTATAGTTGCAGATAATGCTAAAAATGGTACATTTGGTAATAATTTCATAATATATTCCATTGAACTACCTTCTGGATTACCGATCATATGTACTTCATCAAAAACAATCCATTTAAAATTATTTTTAATAAATGGTAAATAATCTATAATTGATTCAGCTGTTCCTGTAATTGCAGGTGATTTATTTAATATTTCAATTAAATTATCACGAGTAGATGATGTTTGATATGTTGCAGTTATTATTGGTATATTTGTATCTAAAATACTGCCAATATAAGAGGACATTTGCCAAGCTAAAGCATCTGTTGGAACAACAAATAAAACTTTACCTTTTGTAGTGGTATATCCTGATAATACTGATTTACCTGCGGATGTAGGTGCATTAATAATTGTGGATATATTATCATCAATATTATTAATAACTTTAATTTGCCATTCATCAAATTTTTTAAATCCTTTATTATTAAGTGGAGGCATTTGTGAATGAAAAATTGTAAATTGTAATTTTATAATATCAATTTCTTTAATAACTTTATTCATATATTCAATTTGTTCTAAATAATCATTTTTAATGATATCATTTATTTCAAATTGATCTTCTAATAATCTTAAATATATATTAGATATTAATTCATTATTATTTTTTTTTATTTGATAATCTAATGTATGTAATAATAATCTTGTTTTTCCATCTTTAGTAATAGGTTTAGCTGATAATCCATTTTTTTTTATATCTTCAATATCATTTTTAATTAATTCTATTTGTTTGTTTAAATAATTTTTCAAAATAATATTTTCACTAGTATTAAGAATTATTCCTTTTTTTTTTTTTTCTAATATTAATTCTTCTTTTGATAATTGTGGATTTATATAATTATGAACATATTTTGGATTAAATCCATTTTCTGGCTTCATTAATAATTTTATATTACTTTCAGCATTAG